GTTTCTGTGGTTTTTTTGGTGTTTTTGGGTTGGTTTCGGGTTTGGGCTTGGTGTGCCGCACGTCTTGCCTGTTCAGTGGCTCCCTTTATCGAGTTGCATCGTTGATGTGCAGGCTGGAGATTGTCAATTGAGTTGTCACCACCGTTCATGAGGCTAATGATGTGATCGGCGGTGTTGGCACCTGCCTTACCGCATAGGGCACAGATGGTTGCTTTGCCATCGCTAAGTATTTGTTTGCGGTTGGCTTTGTAGATGGGGTCGTTGTATGGGGATGTCATGTGTTGGATGTTACTAGCGCCCTTGCTTCGCTGCGGTTGCTTTCAGTGCTACATCGAGTCTTGGGTTTGTGTTCCCCACAGTTCAAAGCAAGTAGCTCTTGGTTGCCGGACACAGGGTTGAAGTGGACACCATTCGTATTTATGACGTTTAGACGCTGCACGATGTCTGACCCCAGCATCACTTCACGTAAGTCATCACATGAGGCTAGGCGCACCGCTCTACCCTGCTTTCACAGTGTGCATACCAGCAGAGTGCAATCCCCTACGTGGCCCTTGGTTGTATTCAGTTGTAAGAGATTGTTACTTGCGTAAGCCTTGAATGATGGCAATGCCAACGGACAATAGCAGTAGGTACCAGGCCACAATCAGCATTGGCTCAGCCTGCGCTCAATGTCTTTAAGGTCATCAGGTCGCCATAGATAACACTCTGCGTATGGCCCTATGCGCGCCATCCAGTCAAGCTGTGAATCTGTTGGCTTGCCCTTGGCGCTTTTAAGTTCGGCAAAGATAAGCCCACGTGCTCGATGTGCCAGCACGACATCTGGAAAGCCCGGTGCGCCTGTTGTGATCCATTTGCCTTTAGAGGTCAGTGATGGTGTTGCATGGTGGAAGGCCCAGCCGTGTAGATATGCCAGGCCCTTTACTTGTTGCAGAAATGACGCTTCGCTTATGGGAATCATCGTTTGTCTTTTCCAAGCATGAATCCGCACATGAACACTGCTGAAAGCATGATGACCAAACTAAACAGGTCGAGCATTAGAAGGGTTCTTCTGGGCTGTCGTAGGTAGGCGCTGGGGATTCGCCTGCCTTGAGACTGTCAATGTATTTTGAAGCATCCGATTTTGTAAAGGACTGCAAATTGTGCGGTGGAATTTTGCCCATGGATTTGCATACGGCCCTGATCATGTTCTGTTGTTTCTCCGTGGCAAGGTTGCTGGACTCTGTAATAGTGCCATTGCCTGATTCGGTCATGCGCTGCACTTTGCCCATTTCCTCACGGCTAGGGCGCTTTGTAAAGTCACTGCCCGATAGTCCGGCATTAGCTAATGCTCGACCTACCGCGCCTGTCTCACAGTTCTCTAAGTGACTGGTCTTGTTCACGTTGCCTTGGCCACGGATTTCTTCTGCCCAGCCAGTTGCAATGATTTCGTCATTAAGCCACAGCTCGCATTTGAACACGGCCACATCTGCTAGGTAATGCACTAGATCAGTAATGACCCGGGCATCAGGGTGTGCCTTTAGGAATCGGTCAAGCCTGCTGGCTACTGGTTCGTAATCGTCAAGGTTAAAGGCCACGGGCGTACTCTGTTTCTACTCTTTTAAGTTCGGTTTGTAGGTGTGTAATACGGCCCTCAAAGTGCAAAATAGCATCCTGCATTTCTTGGTTTTCTTTGCGTAGGACTTCTATCTCACTAGCAGCCTGTAGGGCGTACGTGTCTAGCCAGTATCGGCCTGGCTCTACTGCGTATTCACGCAATTTGGCTACAAGGTTTTGAGCCATTACCAACCACCAAGAATCCTGCGTATGCCTGCCACATCGTCACGATCTACATACAGCGTCACCGATGTGACACCAAGGTTAATTTGAATGGTGGCAAAGTGTTCGTGGTCGCGCACTCTGCACTCGATGTTGTCCTTGCTGACATTGTGGATGTCAATGCTGCCTACTCTCGGTGACTCACTCATCTGATTTCCCCAATGACACGTTGCTAATATAGGTAATGCCCTTGGATGGCCCAGAGCTGTTGAATGACGGATGCCACGCATCTCGGATGGTTTCAGCAATGTTTGGCAGGGCGTGTAACGCGCCTACTGCTTCCATGATCACGCTGGCTTCCTTGAACCGTAATTCGAGCGCCAAGTTATGGCTGATGTTGGTTAGTTTGGCAATTAGTTCGCCAGTGCTAGTTTCCATTGTTTTTATTCCTTGATCTGGACATATCCCATGCAACGACAGATAGATAATCTGCCAATTCCACAAGGTTTGTTTCTTTTTTGATTGGCGGTCTTGGGTAATGATTGCCGGCAAGCGCTTTTCTTAACATGAGCAAAGGTACTCGCTGGGTAGCACCGACTTTTAACAGTGGTACGCCATCGCAGACTTTGCCTGTTTTTTTAATGTGCGCTCGAAGGGTTTGGGCACTGACTCCTAGGATTAAAGCAGTTTCATTTATTGAGATTGAAGCTCTTGTCTTGTCAAAGAGTATGTCTTTGGCGTTTTGTGTTTCCATTTTTTCCTTTGTTATTTACAGTGACGCTTCCATCTGACAACAAGGGTGTGCCTTGACTGACAGATAAAGGCTTGTAGGTGTTTCTGCCCTTTAAGACAGCCCCAGCCCCACGGCCCAACGCGCCATACCTTACGCCCTGAGCGCTCGACATGCGACTTGAAGGCAATGGCATCGGCAACCTTGACTTGTTGCTTGGGTGTTAGCCCTTTGGCTGAGTTGTAATTTGACCAAGTGCGGAAGGTCTGCCGGTGAATACCTAGGCCACCTGTGTAGGACTTTGTGCTGTGTGACCAATTGCCACCAGTTTCGCACATGGCCATTAGATCGTAATAACGATCAGGTAGTACCCCGTCATATTTAGCGTGGGAATTAGAAGCTGCACTTGCGTGAGCTGGTACGGACAGGGCGAGGATTAGCGGTAGTGCCATGAGTGTCTTAATCAACTCTCTCTACTTCTGTTGGCGGCCCCCATAAGTGCCAAGACTCTGCACGTGTGCAGACTTGGGTGTACTCAATCAGACCTGTGGACAGGTCGGTAAAGACCTGCACCATGATTTTCTTATCTTTAGACCTTAGGGCTATATAGCCCCATGTGGGGAGCATTAGCGCTTCCAGTATCGGTTGGCTACCTTGAAGTAGGCCCATGAGAGGCACCAGCCAAACAGTACGGCAATGAACATTTGTTCGTAGGTGTAGGTTTTCATGCCCAGCCCCTAACCATGTCCATACCCTTTTGGGTGATGCCACACACAATGCCCTGAGAACCGCTCAGAAGCGCTCTACGGATGCCTAAGTCTTGGATTAGTCCAATGGTGCGCAAGTCTGAACAGCGCTTCCAGTAGCCCTTTATTTCGTGACCAGCCAGCGCAGCTCGAGCGCCTGCTTCTTCATCGGTCAGGCCAAGAGTTGCGTAGTAATACTGCTCCAGCAAAATGGCGCGGTGGGTGCCCACTCTGATGGGGCTGACTTGGCGTGATGTGTCTGGGTCTGTAGACCGGAACAGTGGTAGATCCTCTAAGAGGTAATCCTTCATGCGTGACATTTTGTTTCCTTTGTTAAAGCCCTTTGAGTGGCTAGAGATGACTATACACAATTTGAGAAGTCGGTGGTGGATTTCGCCAATGGAAACAAACTACTCTCCACCACCTAGCCCCAGCACCGCTCAAACAGTGGCTGGGAGTTCTAATCAGGCTGGTTTCAGCCTTCTGAATTCTGCCTCAAAGTGCTCGATATCTTGCTTTTCCAATTCCAGATGGATCCATAATCCGCCTGTGCCAGCAGATTCTTCTTTGGTCTTGTACTTGACAACCCCTGCCATGCCTTCACCGCGAGAGCAGCGATAGCCAGCACCATACTTGGTGCCAGGCATCTTGTAGAAATGCACCTCTTGCACCTTGAGCGCCAGTGAGTTTGTGACAAAGAATGTCCAGATGGCTTCAAGCACTTTGATGTCGCTGTGGCCAATGTCCATGGCGTAGCCAGTGGCGTGGGTGCTGAGGTTTGGTTTGTCGCGCATTGGGCGATTCACATACGTGCCTAGGTTGGTCACTTTGTAACGCTTCTGGCACAGCTCTAAACACTTGGCAGTGATTGGCTGGGTGACTTTGCCATCCCATGCTGGATAGTACCTGTATTGCCTTGCCATTATGAGTTAGACGGGGACAGCACTTTAACTGTTGCCGTTCCTGTAGCTGCTAATGCGTACAGCGTTTCTTGATCGTCAAGGAATATCTGTGTCGTGATGTTTTTGGCGACATCGAGACCAACAGCGGCTGAGACGTTGGAGCCACCGATGTGGACATCTTGTGTGGTGGCTTGGATGTAGATGGTTTGGGCACCGAAACTGGTGCTGTGAATTAGCACTGGTGTGGTTGCGCCTACTGTGTACACGGTTGTTTTCATGGTTTTGGTTCCTTGTCTTTGAGTCCGTTAGCGGCAAGCATCCCGAGTAGGCCACCGGAGAGGGACATGAGCAGTGGGGAAAGTACCGAGTAAGCCTCTTGATCTGCTTCGGACATGACGCGTGGCTGGGTGACGAATTGCAGGCCGTAAAGCATGAAGCCGATAGACATGACAAATACAACGGTTAAGCCAATGCCTACGGCAAGGATTAAACGTGCCTTAATTTCTTCGTTGGTGAGTCGTGGTCTTAGTTTCATTAGCAGTCAAATCCTAGGATTTCTTTAAGGGTGGTGGTGGTTATTGCGGACTCGACAGCGCCTAGGGCTTTGTTTTTGGTGCGTGGTTGTTGTTCGCATTGGCACTCTTGTTTGTTGGTGTTGGCTGGGTCTTGGCATGGGTAGCGGAAACGATCTGCACAGCCTGTGAGGGCTATGAGGGTGGCGCTAATCAGCAATAGGCGTTTCATCTGTTGCCTCTGGTCGTGTTAGTGGTGCTGGTGGTTCTGTGTCGTGTTCCCAAAGGATGAGGGTGTCACCTGACAACGCCCAGCCATTGTCAAAGCCTGCGTCTAGTAATAGTTGGGTGAGTTCGTCGTGCGTCATGCTGAAATTTCCATAAGTATCATTGTGGAAAGGTCTCCGCCAATTTGGAGGGAGCAACCGCTGACTCCGGAGTTGCTGAAGAATTGTGTCTTGTATGTTGTTGCCGATGTTGTAGCGGGGCTATCTAAATAGCAAGTACTCATTGCCGCGATTCGTAGGTTTAGAAGCGTTCCTGTGTAACCAGCACTGTGAGCAATGAGGGCTATCTGTGAAGCGCCGCGAACTAAACGGAGGTTGATGGCGTTGTTCACGTTGGCCGAGTTCTTGTCGCCGCCGACTTGATTGACTAGGACAAGAATCTTGCTTGAGGTTGATTGTGGCGTAATGGTTGCGGTAAGACCGCTATCGACGTAGGTAGTTGTAGTGCTACTAACGGGCGTATTAGTCACGCCTTGAACTACCTGCAAGACACGGAACGCGCCTCTCAGGTCATTGACATAGGCAGCCGTTAGCACATTGCCTGTGGTTTGCGCTGCTGGCAGGTTTGTTGGTGTAGCCATAGTTAATATCCTAACTTGTTGTTATCGAGCTTGCCGAACACCGCATTGTTCAGCAACAGATAAGCGTTTAGATCAGCACCCGACACGTAGTACGTGTAAGTAGAGGACTCAGGGGTAGCGCTCATGCTTGCGCCTTCAATGACGCATGAGAACACAGTGCCACGGAACGTGACATTGACTTGAGTGCCGGGCAAAGAACCAAAGCCAGTTTCTACTCCGTAGCCGGGATAGTAAGCCGATATTTGGTCAAGCTTGAACACAGCCTGGGATTCAGCAAGGCAACTAATAGACAGCAACTCGAAGTCCTGATTTTTGTAGTTGCTTAGCAGATAGTTGGCAAAGTCTGTGGCTTGGCTGGTGCTGGCGTTAAGGGTGTTCATCAACAATGTGCGGTAGTTACCGCCAACGCCTGTGTCTACTGTGACTGGTGCAAAACCTTCAGGATCAACAGTGACCTGTGTGTAGAAGTTGTCCCCGTAAGAGCCGAAGCTCAAAGCGTTGTACACCTGATTGGTGGCATTGTTAGCCACATCACTAAAGTTAATCGTGCCAACCTTTTGCTCAAAAGGTGTGGAAATTCTCATGTTGATATCGTCAAAGTCCCACAAACGGCCGTTAAGGGTCAGCAACACTTTGTTAAGCCAGTCGCCCCACGTGCTTGACACTGTGGTACCAGACAGCGGTTGAGTGTTGGTCACGGCAGTGTTCATGGGAACGCTAGAAGCGCCACCAGCAATGTCGAGCTGGTCGTACAGCGTGTCTGCTGGCATTGCGTAGCCTTCACCCTGCTGGCGACCCAGCTGTGCAAAAACACCTTCAATGGAAACTGTCAGCCTGTCTGAGTTCCCGACACCGCCAACATAAGGAATGCCGTACTCAATGACAGTATTACTGATGTAAGCCGATGTCAGCACCATGCCAGTGGTTAGGTTCTCTACGCGAATGTAATTGCCCGGTATGAGGTATGTCAGTGGGCTGGCATAGCCAGTGGGGTATCTAATCTCAATAGTGCCAGTGCTGGCGTTGTACTGATCTAACTGGCGTTGCCTGCCAGTGCTGAGACTAATCGACTGCACATTGGTCAGCGGAATAAAAGTAGGTGCTAGCCCTTCATAAGAGTATGAAACTTGGTAGTTCTGTGGCATCAGTAGTTGTTACTTACCTTGATAGGGATAGACCCGTTCTGCCTCATGTAAGTGCGTAGCGCATTTACTACCGCGTTAGGGTCGCCACCATTGACGTTAATTGTTACGCCAGCACCGCCACCGCCAAAACCAAACTCGCCCATGCGGTCAAGGGGAATTATTGCCTCAGGCCCAGCCTCACCGGCAGTAATTGTTTGAGCGCGTGTCACGATGCCGCCATCGGCCATAAGAGTACCCATGCCAAAGTTAATGCCAGACAAAATTCCCGACATATCAAAGCCAGAGATGTCTGGGATGCCAGATGCGGCTATGCCCATAGTTGCCTGTATGCCAGCAAGGAAAGACTTAGCGCTGTCCACGCCTGCTTGGTAATACTTAGCAGCTGACTTGGCAGCCATCTTGTCTGCAAGGTCTGTCATCGAGGCAGTGAGATCATTAGCGCGTAGAACACCATCAGCAGAGCCAAGGATTTCTTCAGCAATAGCAGTACCGCCATCAACACCAGCAGCCAAGACTTGTTGTAGCGCTGCCTCATTCAGGTTGGCGGCCATGAGCCTGCTGACCAGTTCGCCAAACTTCTTGGCCTTGTCAGCCTGCTTGTTAAGGGACTCAAAGAACGTCTGAGGCTTAGCCTGTGCAGCGGTTACTTCATCAGTGGCAAGAGCCAGATCACCCATAGCGTCAGCCAGTAACTGTGCGTAATCGTCACGCTTAAAGAAGTTGTAGTCAGCCTGTGCCTTGTTTACCTTGGCTTGAGCC